TTCAGCAAGTGCTTTCATCATAAGAGGTGGTACCATACGACCAATTCTTTCTGATTGTTGTTTATGTTGACCTGTTAATTTAAAATCTTCAGGTAGTGACATAATTCTTTTTAACTCTTTAATAGTAAACTTTCTATCTTCTAATGGGTGACAAGTACCAGCAACACCTGGATAATTACCCATCGCTGTAATTGTTGGACTTGGTTTTCTTAAACTACATCTTTTTAAATTAAAGTGATGACCTTTATCGTGGTAATCCATACCAGTCAATACTTTGTCAGGATCTTTAGGCATCTTTGCCAAAGTTTTACCTACAGCTGTTTCTGGTCCTAGTTTCTCCAATAGTAAATCTAATTCTTCTTGGTCTTCATTTACAATATCACTAATTGCTTCACCAAGTGTTGTTTTTTCTTTATTTGGTTCTGGATATAATTGATACATAGTCATAAAATTTATACCAATTTTTTCAGCAACATCTTCTCTTACTGCGATAAAAAAAGTTCTTTTACGAGCTTGTGGTACACCATAATAACTTGCGTTTAATACATTAGCAACAACTAGATAACCTATTTCTTCAAATGTATTTTGTATTCTATGGAAGTATTCTTTTGCTTCACCCATTGTTAAACCTTCAACATTCTCACCAATAATAACTTTTGGTTTTAGTTCATCTGCTATTCTTAAAAATTCAAAAAATAAATCTTCAACATTTTCTACACCTTCAATATCACTATATTTCTTTTTTTTACCAAAAGCATCTGCGTGAGTATTACCTTTACCGTGTGATACCGAACCCGCCATACTAAACGCTGAACACGGTGGAGAACCATCTAATAAATCAAGTTCACCTGGTTTTAATCCAGTATTAATCATAAAATCTTTTCCAGTTAGTTTTTTAATGTCGCCTGGTATGATAAGTGTATCTGGATAGTTTTCTCTATATGTATTTTGAGCTTCTGGTACAAATTCGTTTATCGCAAGTATCTTACCACCCGCCAATCTATAACCTGTTGATGAACCTCCGCCTCCAGCGAAAGTTGATAATACATTAAAGAGTGCTCGTTTTTCACTTTCTAATGTATCTTTTAATGTATATCTTTTATAATTGTTCATTGTTCCAAATTACTAATAATCCTATAATAAATGCGTATATTAATATAACACATATTATTAATAATGTCAAGTCTAATATCATACTTCGTTACCCCAACTATCCCAACCATCTCGTTTTCTACGAGCAAAGAGTTCTATATAAGGTCCATTTAACATCTTTTCTATATGATTGTAAACAATATCTGGTTTTCTACTATGTTCTTGTCTTTCACTTACAATCAATTGTGGTATACTTTTATTTAGCCGTTTTGGTTTTCCACGTGTTGCCAATAGACACATTTCTGGATTACCTCTAGTCCAATAACCTAATCCAGTAAAGAACCCCATAGTTTTACGATTCGTTTTTGCCCAAGTAAACCCTACTGTCTTATATTTAAAACCCCAGGCGTCAATCACTTCAAATGCTCTATCTAAAAGTGGATCAACAACCCACATTAAAAGGACTGCATCGTCCTGAGCAAGGTTGCTAACAGGTAAAGAAATAATGTCAGAGATAGACATGCAACTATAATGTTTTTCAGGTGACCTATCTTTTCCTTTGTTACTATACGTTTTAAAAGTCCACGGTGGATCGGCATATATTACTCCATATTTGTTGTTTGTATTAAAGTCCATAAGACAATAGTAAATATCTAATTAATAAAATTATAATTAGAAATCTTGGTATACTCCAATCTGTTTTCATCGCAAGTATTGCGCCAGTCGCAAAACCCCAATGTAAAGTTATTCCTAACATTAATAAACTTGTTATCATACAAAAAAATCTTCCAATGATGCTTGTTTTTCATATGTCCAACCTATTGAGTTTAAGATAAAACTTAATGGATCTAAAAATGTTTTTTGGAATTGTACTTCGTAATCAATGTACTTGTCTAAATTAAATTCTTTTGGAAGTTTAGTAATATAACTTATTACATCAAACTTAAATGGATTTGCTTCGATTAGTTTAATAAACTTAATCTTATCACCTTCTTGTATCAGTGGATACTTTCTACTTAATTTAAATTGTCGTATTTGATAATTGTAAATCAAAGCGCCTTTCACGTGTATTGGTGTACCTTTAATAAAGATGTCATTACTATGTTTATATTTAGCAAGATTATTACAAGACCTTGGAAAAGATATTTGTTCTGCTGACATATTATAAAACTCGTCTTTAAATTTAGCGACAAATGTTTGTAAAGATGTTTCGTCTTTTGTCATTATTATATTGATTGCTTCTTTAATCTTACCTCTACAAACTTCAGGTGTTGATGACTTCACAGCCTCAATACCCATAATCTTTAATTTAGGTTGGTCAAATGTAATACCTTCTTCATCTAATACATTTAACATATATCTTTTTTTCGCAGTCCATATACCTTTGTCAGCAATCACTTCTCGTTTCATTTTCATTTTTTGAGTGATAGCATTTGTATAGTCAGCCAGTTCATTAAAACATTTTTCAATAAAAGGTTCTATACGACCTTCAACAACTTTATTGATAAATTTTAAAATATGATCTTTTGGTTTATCTTTACATACTTGTTCAACAAGTTTATCTAAACAAAGATAAATTGAATCTGTATCTGACGCAACAATATAATCAATCTTATCGTGTGTCTTTAAAATTTTATTCATATATTCGTTTACTTTACTTTCAATAAAACGAATTACAAATTGACCAGATGATGTTATCGCTGTTGCTTGTCTTACATCATAGTATCTAAAGTATTGATTACCAATCGCACCATAAGCAGAGTTCAACGCAATCTTCTTTGCCCATTGTATATTATGACAACGAGATATTTCTTTTAATAAGTTTTTATCTTTTGTCTTTTGATATTCTTGTTTTGCTTTAAATTCTAAAGTCTTAAACTTAACCCTATCGTTGTACATACTTTCCATAAGTCTAGGTAGAAAACCTGGACTATCTGTTTTAAACATAGCACCATTTGGTGTAATACAGGCACCTTCAGTTTTTAGATGAGTTAGTGGTGTCGCATGATTTAATAACTTATCTACTGAGATGCCTGATGATTTTACACCAATGATTTTTTCTGGCGAGATGTTATACTGCATAATCAGATGTGGATATAGGGAGTTGATGTCAAATGACACAATCCAATTATGCATACCTGTAATAGGGTCTTTAACATAAGCGCCGTCATACTTGTCTTCCTTAACATTATCTTCCTTTGGTGGTATGATAATATTATCTTTTTTTAGAAAGTTATAGATTAACATATCCCACATTCTTACTTGTGAGAATACATCATTATAATTAACTTTGGCTTCATACGCCATTGTTAATACAAGTTCGATTAATTTTAATTTGTCTTCTAGGCCGTCAACAATTTCTACGTCTTTTATATTGTAATCAATAAATGATTGAAAGTCTTTTGTGTACCATTCTCTAAATGTATCATAAGGGTTTTCATTCTTTTGTATACCAAGTTCTACTTTGCCAATATAATCTAACTTATAACTTTCTTGTCTTTGTGGTATAAACTTTTGATATAAATCCAAGTAATCTAACATTACAATACCAAAGATATTATAATGAGTTTGTGGTCTTCCTCGTACTACAATGGATTCTCTTTCAACTAAATTCCAAGGTGAAAATCTTTTAATAACTTTTTCATCTACAAGGTTTCTAATACGATTGAATAGATAAGGTATATCAAAAAACTTTGTATTCCAACCAGTGATAATATCAGGATAGTTCTTAATCCAAAACTTCATAAACTCCATAATCAAAGACTTTTCTGACTTACATCTTATATAAGTTACATCTGATCGATCTGTTTTAAAGTCACCTGTACCCCAAGTAATAATTTGTTTGTTAGATTGATTTTTAACTGTGATTGCTAGTATTTCTTCTGTTGGGTTTTCTACATCAGGAAAACCATTTTCAGCACTACATTCTATATCAACAGTAAAGATTTTAATATGTTCTTTTGAAAAGTCTATTGTTTCTGGATATTCATCTGCGATATATTGATATTGGTAACGGTCCATTCCATATATTGGTGAGCTACCTGTGTCGTAAGTTTTCTTAAATTCTCTCGCTTTTACAATATTTCCAAACTGAATAGGTTTAAGATGTTGACCTTTTAATGTCTTAAATTCAGTTTCTTCTTGTGTGATTGCGTATAAAGTTGGACTATAATCTATTTTATTTTTGTATTCTTTTCCCTCGTGTATACCACGTACAAGTAATTTGCCTCTATGTTCGATAACGTTTTTATAAAAGTTCATAATTTAGTTTGGTGGAGGATAGCGGGATCGAACCGCTGACCTCCTGAATGCAAATCAGGCGCTCTCCCAGCTGAGCTAATCCCCCAATAAATGAGCAATCAAACCATCGTGTTTTTTTGTTAATGTTATTTGACAAGATAGTCTGCTTTTTTTATCATCAAAGTTTTTTTCATATTCTAATAATTCAATCTCTGCTGTATTATAATCTATTTTATCAACTTTGTCAACCCACGTTTCATCAATATGTACGTGACAAGTTGCACACGCACAACAACCTGAACAATCTGCTGGTATTTCTGGTATAGAAGTTTCAGAAAAATCTCTAGCTGCTTCCATTAATGTCATACCCTCATTTACTTTGACAGGTATTAGATTGCCATTTCTAGCAAAATAAACCGTAATCATTATAACTTCGGTACTTTAGTTTCTGTTATTAGTCCTGGCGCAGTTAAAATACTACTTGTATTTTGTTGATAAGATGATAAGATTTCATCTTTTGGATCAACCATTGAAATAATATTTGCGTCTTTGAGTTCTACTGTATTTTCTTTTGAGTATGGACTATACAAAGTCATCATTAATTGTACAGGTTTTCCTGGACCTTGTTGATGAGGTATAATCACAAAAGGTTGTTTTAAACTTACTGTATTTTTTTCAAAATTAAATGTAGTTTTGGCGATAACATCTTCGCCTGTTGTTAATCTTAATATCTTCACATCTGACATAATAACTCCTTATTGTTTTAATATATCATAACTTGACTTAAATGTCAATGTTATTTTTCAAAACCAATTTTGTCTTCTTTACCCTTTTTATCTATTGGTCTTAATCTTTTACTTAATACGAAAGTTCTATTAGGGTTGACACTTATATTCATTTGTCGCATTAAATCTCTATTGATAAGTAAATCTGAACCTGATCTTGGTCTCTGATCTAAACCAACTTCTATATCTTTATAATTAAATCCATTAAATGAAATGTCCATTAATATAGTTGGTCTTACTTCTGATGGTTCTTCATCATCAGCATTTGCTCTATAAACTTTACTTATACCGTGTCTTGGTTTAGAATATGTTTTACCATTAAACTTCCACTTGATAACTTTGTTTTTTTCTAAAATTTCATCTGCGTGTAAAGCACAAGCAAGTGAACCATTTCCTGTATCAAACTTAGCTCTAACTTTACCTATCTCATCTAATTCTACAGTTTCTAACCAACCACATTCCGCGGCTGCTTGTCTATCCCAATGAGTTCTTTTAGATACCCAATCAATAATATCATACATTAATTCCTCACCACCAATAGCGCCTGATGGTTCTGGATCAGAATAGTAATCTTTATATTGATAACCTTCATATTCTGCGCCTGAACCAGGACTACCATTTATTTCTAATATGTAAGGTTTACCTTTATATACAATATGGTCAACTCCAACTAAATAAGCTTTTGAAGCTCTAGCTGCTTTTAAAATAATTTCTTGTTCTTCTTCACTTAATTTATATGGTTTTGGTGTTGCGCCTCTATGAGTATTTGAACGAAACTCACCTTTAGCCGCAATTCTATTTGTAGAGGCAAAGATTTTATTATCAACGACTAAAGTTCTAACATCACCATCTACTTGCATATATTCTTGTATTAATACTTCTGCATCGTGTTTCCATAACGCTTGTATTGTAGAAACTAAACTATCCATACTTTCTATTTTAATTACACCAATACCTTGTGTACCTGTAAGTGTTTTAAGTATAATTGGAAACTTACTACCAACTAATTTTACAGCGTCTTCTATGTTTTTTTCGTTAGATACAAATGCTGTTCTTGGTGTTGGTATACCGTACTTATCAAATAATAGTGCTGAAGTTAATTTATTATCACAAGTTAGCATTGCTGCTCTTGTGTTTAACATAAATGCTGATGAATTTTGAAAGGCAGATAATAAAGATAAACCAGCTTCGTCTTCAATAGAACCAGCTCTTGTAATACAAACCGTATCTTTACCTATAAATGTATGTTCAGAATCTTTACCATCATAGTTGTAGACAGTTAAAGTATTTTTATCTTCGTCTTTTGCTGTGATGATAGCGTGTTTTGTATTAATAATAACACACTCAAAACCTTTTTTCTTACAAGCCTTTTCTATAAGACTTACAGTTAGTTCTTTTTTAGGTGTTTCACCAGCCTTTTGTTTCTTAACATTAGGATTTGATTTCGTAATGATAGCAACCGTGATAGGTTTATCTTTACGACTTAAATCTTGTTCTGTAATATATTGTTTAAACTTTGGAACCAACATTTAGTCATTCTCTGATTTTACTTCTTCCTTATTCTCGTCAATCTTTTTTCCAATATTGTATTTAGCAGATAGTATCCATTCTTTTTTTTCTTTAAAAGGTAACACTTTAATTTGACTTAAAGGTGCTTTGTTTTCGGATTTTGCTTTATCTACAATATCAATTAGGTTCCAATCTTGTAAAAGAATAGATATAGTATTACGTCTTTGAATATCGTTCTCTGTTAATGTTGCTTTCTTACCATCTAACGCAAATAGTTCTTTAAAGTGTGTGATATAGTATTTGCCTTGTTTGTGTAAGATATGACAAGATTGATATAATGTTTTATCTTTTCGACTAGCGACACCGATACGTGTCAGCGTTTCTCTGATCTTTAGGAAGTCGTCTGGTTGTTTGATAGTAACCTCTAACATACTTTCTGGCGACCAATGTATAGTTTCTTCACTCATTTTTTTCTCCCACCTTTATTTAAGGCTTCTTTTATATGTTCAATTTGTTCGTCTTTTAGTATGTTGAGTGCCTGTTTAGCCTTCTCATTACTATAACCATAATACTCTTTTACATACTCTAAATTTTTCAATTTGGATTGTGATAACCACTTCCCACCAAATCGCTTACTTTTTCTAATACTATTTATGTAAAAACGAAACTGAACCTGTTTGTCTAAAAAGTGATACCCATTCATCTCATTTGCCTGAGCAATACAGTCATAATGCATAGATAAACACTTATTAATGATAAAGGGAGGATACTTCTTTTCCCACGTTAAATCGTCTGTGTCTAATAGATTTTCTTTTGTGAAGTTGATTGCGTTTAGATAATCTTTCAATTCATACATAATATACCTCGTGGTGCCGCTTCACGGATTCGAACCGCGGACCTACTGATTACAAATCAGTTGCTCTACCAGCTGAGCTAAAGCGGCCCTTGTTTACTTTCTTTTATTGTGTCTGCCCATATACCAATCACCTGGTTCATAATCCCATCTTTTACCGTGATGACCTCTTATATCAGCCCAAAACATTCTTAATTTTACTATTAATGTTCTAAATAACGTTCTTCTCGCCATTATATCCTCTTACTTAAACTTACACCCAGCCATTATTTCGGTTAGGCATGCAACCATATTTATTTCCTGATCAGCGACAAACGCAGATTTATATTGGTATCCAGCCAAAATTAATATCATTTGTGGTACTGATTTAGAATCTAAATTCGTGTATAGAGTTTCATATAAAGATTTGAATAGTGATGATGGTTCTTTGTCAAGGTTTTGAACAACCCATTTTCTCATATCATTAAATCGTTTCTCTTTTAGAGTTGAGATGAGTTCTTTTGTATTCGCCTCTGATAGATTGAAAAGTATACCACTATCTATCTTACCCCTTACTGAATACCGCTGTAGCTCGTTTATAGTTCGTCTAAAGTCGGGATAATACTTCTGGATAAGTTCTGCTAGTACCTTCTTATCAAACTCGATATTTTCACCCTTTAAGACTTCTTCCATACGTTTCATAAAAGAGGCCGCTGTCTTTTTGACTTGACCGTTTGTAATCTTAAAGTCTATGACTGTACAACGACTATGTAACGCTGGTATAATCTTATTCTTATAATTACAAGTAAAGATAAATCTACAATTCTTATAAAATGTTTCAATGAAATTTCTTAACGCAGGTTGAACACTATCAGCGTTCATATAATCTGCTTCATCAATGATGATAACTTTGTGATTTGCGTCTTCGGTAAGAGATACAGTTGAAGCAAAGTTCTTAATTTTACTTCTTACAGTATCAATTTGTCTACCCTCATCTGAACCATTTATGGTAATATAATCACAATGTAATTCTTCACATAATGCTCTGGCGACAGTTGTCTTACCAGTACCAGCACTACCTGATAATAATAGATTCGGTATCTCTTTTTGTTTTAGGAATTGTGTAAATGTATTTTTAAGTTCTTCTGTAAGAATACACTCACTAATACGTTTTGGGCGATACTTTTCAACCCACAAAAACTCTGCCATAATATAATCCTCATTTCATTTATTATTTAGGTGATTCCATTGTAAACTCTTTTACAATTTCAGTATCAACATCATAACCACCCTTGTTCATTGTCCAACAATCTTCTTCACGGTCATAATCGTGTTCATCTACAAATTGTTGTACCTTGTCTGCCAATTCTTTATCTTCTTCACTGGCATCGTGGTAGGTACTCCAATCAAAGTACAAACCTTTTTCAAAAGTAGGTAGATCACCAAACTCATTTATTATATCCTCTACAGAAATTTCTCTATTAAGATAATGTGTGGTTTGATGATATTCTCTTGTTTCGACTTTTATAAAGTCGTCAGATTTGTACTCTGTACCATCTTCTAACTTATAGACTTCTGACATTTAAAACTCACTGTCAGGTTCTAATGCTATCCAATATTGTACTGCTTTGTTTCTGTTTACGAAATGAGAGATTTTCGCTTTTGAGATTGCAACATCATAATCGTCAACAATCTGTTTAAAGTTTTCTGTTCTAAAGTAAGCAGTAAAGGTTTTATCAGTTTCACCTAAATCAATAGAATATTCATTTGATGATTTATTCTTTTTGTCAGTTGCAATCATATTAATCTTTTTACCATTACCTTCAACAGAAATATCTGGTAGATTTAAAGTAGTCGCACCTTTCATTATTTTAGTAAACTGATCTTTCTTTAAAGTAAATGTAACGTGTTTATCTGGCATTGATATACCTTTACTTGGTGATACAATTACAGATTTGTCCGCAAAGAAATACTTTATTGCTTGATTGTTTTCTGCGATATTAACATAACCACCACCATTAAATTTTAGTTCTGGTTTTTCAAACAACTCAACTGATCTTAAAAATTCAGGTAAGTCGTAAATCGCAAACTCGCTTTCAAACTTTTCTGATATTTCAGCTTCCGCCAAAATATTTTTCATTGTAGAAATAGTTTGTACTTTGTTTCCTGGTTTAATCAACAAATTTTGATTAATGTCAGAAAAGTTTTTTAACACAGATAATGTGTCACTTGATAGGTTCATATTTCACTCCTTCATAATTTAATATAATATAGTTTATCATAGTTTAGTTTAAATGTCAATGTTATTTTGATTCCAAATAACTGATCATATTTTCTGGTGTAGTTTCAACATATGGGTCATTGTCAGTTCCGTCATTATTGATACCTGGTTCTTGCCACCACTTCTCAACAACTCCATCATTAATTACGCACATATATCTCCAACTTCTATTACCAAAACCTTTGTGATTTTTTCCAATCAACATACCCATAAATCTAGTAAAGTTACCAGAACCATCAGGTATGACTTTTACGTTTTTAACTTTTAATACCTCTGCCCAAGCGTTCATAACAAACGTATCATTTACTGAACAGCAATATACTTCGTCAATTCCTAGACCTTTAATTTTTTCGTAGTTATCATCAAACCCAGGTAATTGTGTTGATGTACAAGTAGGTGTAAACGCACCTGGTAAAGAAAATAAAACAACTCTTTTACCTTTGAATAAATCGTCTGTTGATTTTTCTATCCACTTACCTTCATCAAAACTACAGCCATCTTCTAATACAGAATCACCTTCTCTAATCTTAAAATTTACTGTAGGTATCTTAAATCCTTTTATCATTTTTTTCACTCCTTAATCATATTACATTATACACAAAAAGGGCGCTCTGTCAAGTGTGAGCGCCCTCTATGTTGACTTAATTAGTCTTTTTTCTTAAATGTATCTTGTACATCTTCCGCCCAATCTTTATAGAATTTTTGAACATTATTAAAATATCCACTCCAAAATTCTTTTACTTGAGCGTATGTAGGAAAGGTTCCGAACATATTATTTTACCTCTATTTGTCTAGGTTGTTTGTGTTCTGGAACGATTCTTTCCAAACTCACTTTAAGCAGACCATCTTTTAGTTCTGCGCCTTTAACTTCAACATCATCAGCGATTGTAAAAGCTTTAGAGAAATATCTTTTAGCGATACCTTTATGGATTACTCCATCCTCGTCTTTGTCTTTTGTTGCTTCTAAAACTGATTTGATGTTTAGCATACCATCTTCCATAGTAATATCAATATCTTTTTTATTGAAACCAGCAAGTGCTAGTTCAATATCATAGGTATAATCACCTGTCTTTACGATATTATATGGTGGGTAATTGTATCTAACCATTTCGTTGAAATTGTGGTCGTCCATCATTCTTTCAAAGTGATCGAACACGTTATCAAACCCAATAGTTACTGGTCTTAATTGATTGAATATACTTAATGCTTTGTTAGTCATATCTAACCTCCTTTTGTTAAGCAAAGTTATTTTTTTATATAATGAAGACCCATTTGGCATCTTCACATTTATTTATATAAGTACGATTTATAAAATAACAAGTGGTCATTTCTGTCGCACTATGGGTAGTTTCTTTTATCACGGAGTGAAACTACCAAACATCACCGACTTGCGACACCGATAAATTTTATCGGGTTTTTTACGCCGTTAAGGACTTACGAACCGCCCTAACCATAATATATATAATACAAATTGTGGCGTAAATTCATCAAATCTAAAAACCTCTTTGTGCCATTAACTTCTTTTGTTTTTTTCTAAAGTTAGCGATACCTTCTTTTTTCTTACGTCTTTTAATCTCGCTTGGCTTTTCATAAACTGACTTCATTCTATAATCTCTAATGATGCCTTCTTTTAAAACTTTCTTTTTTAGTACACGCATCGCCTGTTCTAAATTACCATTTCTGACTTCTACTTTAATACTCAATTTATTTTACCTCCCTTCACTCTGTGTATATCTCTTTCATTCCAAAATTTTTGTGAAACATAAACTCTAGTTCTACCCCATTTTCTACTGTGATAAGCTTTATTTCCTGGCAATAAATCTGGTAACCCATATTCATCTGCATAAACACTTCTATAAGTTTCTGGTTTTGAACCTTGTGTTTTACCCATAGGCATTGCAGGTAAATGTGTGTAATAAGCACAACTAGGTCTAAAATAACTTTTATTTAAATTATCAAAAAAAGTTTTAACTTTTGTTCTAACTTTATTATTAAAAACATATTCTTTCATAGGATAACCCTTATGAAAATTTATAATTTTATCTATAATTTTAGAGTCAGGAATATTAAATAATTCTTTTGCAATATGATACAATTTTAATTCATCAAAAACTTTTTGTTCAATGTCTTCTGCTTTATCATTTGGACAATCTATATTACCTATAATCATAGCATCAGGATATAAAGTTTTATATTGTTTTAATCTATCTTCTGGATTACCTGCACCAATTTTATACTTACTGTTTTCTAATCTAACAAAATATACTTTTCGATTCATACTATAATATTATCAGGTTATTATTAATTGTCAAGTGTATAAACGAGGGCGCCGAAGCGCCCCCTTGGACTACACTATGAATTGATAGATTAAGAATCATAAGAATTATCTTCTTCTGTTTCTGACTCACTATCATTGTCATTCAATTGAGAGTCTAACTCAGCCTTTCTCTGACCCTCTATAATGTCTTCGACACTAGCGCCAGAGTCAACCTTTGTATATAACTCTACAAACGAATTTTTTGTATCAT